TTAAATGATACTCTGTATGTTTCAGGTAATTCTGAGCAAAAATTGTCTGCTGTACAATCAGCTGCTCAGAAGCGAATCCAGCATATTGCTCGTAGATTTGGGGAAACTGGATTCAAGCGACTTATTGAAGGTATTTACCAAACAATGTATGAAAAAATGAAAGGTAAACAAACTTATAATATGGATGGTGTTTACGGCACTATAAATATGAGTGAGCTACCTTCTAAAATGGATGTTGAAATATTTTTAGATATAGGTGAAAACTCCAACATGAATAAAATAACTAAGTTATCAAAAGTTGGTGGAGAAATATTACCTATGTTAAATGAAAAAGGTGCAGGAATAGTTATTAAGCCATCAGCACCTGCTATTATTGCTACTCAAATTATTGAAGCTATGCAATTAGACAGTAATGATTATCTTGAAGATTATACTACTGATGAATTTAAAGAGAAAGCATTAAAAGCAATTCAAAGACAAAGTAAAATGGCTGCTACAGCAAAAGAATTAGATCAAAAGAAAAAGATGGCTGATGTAGCATTAGCTGAAGCAAATGTAGGTTATACAAATGCTCAATCTAAAAATACAATGGATGATAACTCTAAACAATTAGCAGTTTCTATTGATAAACACTTTCAAGAGTGGGCTGATCTTACTATAAAAGCATCTAAAGAAGGAACTCAATTACCTGAACATCCAAGCTATGATCAAATATTAATGATGGCTAAACAAGTTATACAGCCTCAACCACAACAACCTCAACAACAAATGAACACTCAGGAGAATTAATATGGCACACTCAACCATAGGCAGTACAGGAGTCGGTGCAACTCAGGCTGGTACTGGAGTAACAACTGGAGCTAGCACTAAAACAGTATTTTTTATAAATGAAACAGATTCTGTTATTACACTTGATCTTAAAACTGATGGAACAATTAATGCAGCTGATAAAGGCATTAAAATTCCAGCAAAAGATTTCTTGGCTTACACACATGTCGGTGGACATGGTGCTTGTGTAATGGAAAATGTTAATACAGCACACGGAACATCTGCACAAAAAAATGAAAGAATTTATATATCACATAGAGTATAGGAGAAAAAATGCCAGGAATGATGAAAAAGAAAATGATGATGCCAACGTATGCTAAAAAAGGCATGAAAAAAGCTAAACCAGTTTATGCTAAAAAAGGCATGAAGAAAGTAGCTAAAAAAAAATAAATTAAACTAAACTATGTAATGCCGAAAGGGTTACAATAATCTTGCTTAAAAGGAGAATATAATATGAATCAATTATTTGATATAACAAAATTTGCAATAGGATTTGATGAAATGATGGATAGATTACATCATCAACAAAATCAAACTGTATCTTATCCACCTTACAATATACATAAAATTAGTGATTTTGATTACGAAATACAAATGGCTCTTGCTGGTTTTAGTAAAAACGATATTGATATAGAGCTAGCTGATAGTATACTTACTATTAGCTCTAATAAAGAAAATAATAAAAATGATAATAGTGAAATATACAGAGGTATATCTTATAGAAAATTTAAAAGACAATTTACAATAGCAGAAGATATTGAAGTTAAAGATGCTAAATTAGAAAATGGTCTTTTAGTAATATTATTAGAAAAAATTATTCCAGAAGAAAAGAAACCTAAAATAATAAAGGTAAAATAAATGGATAAATATAGAAAGACAGCTGAGAAGAAGCTGGGAAATAATAAATCTTATGGTAATCATAAAATTCACCCTGAAGAATTAGCTAGACAAGCTCATGCCCAAGGACACTTTGCATCTAAAGAAAGAAGTGAATTTTTTGATGAAGTATACGGAGAAGTTTTAATAGATTATTTTATAGAATGGCTTAAAACAGATCCACACGAAACAAAGTCTCGAGAGTTCCTCTACTCTTCTGCTATGGCACTAGGAAGTGTCAAAGAGAAAATGATAAACTTCGAGACATATGGTAAAAATATACCACACATGGAGGACAATAGTGAGAGAAATTGATTACAAAAAATTAATTAGTAATATTGATGAAATGACTAATACTATGGAGTATGATGCAATGAGAAGTGCAGGCAAAATGAAAATTAATGCTGATACTTTATATAGTTTAGTAAAACTCAAAGATTATTATTTAAAAAAATTACCAAAAACACCTAACAAAAAAGGAGGTGAATGATGGTTGAAAAGAATACCGAAGCAAACACAGACTCTACCCCACCAAAGGATGACTCTATAGCAACGGATAGTCGAACTGAAGAAGCTTTGCTGGCTGACATTGTACGTAATTCTGAATTCGTAGAATCTCTACCCAATGAGCAAGTTCCTGAAGTTGACACAGCTGAAACTGAATCAGAAGACCCAGATCCAGAAGAAGTTGTTGAAACAGAAGAAGTTGAAGAAGAAGCTAATACTGAAGAAAGTGAAGAAGAGGTTGAGGATGATACGTCTACCCAAGATACGTCTATATTCACTCCTGAAGAATTAGACTTAGACTCAGAAGTTACCATTAAAATAGATGGAAAAGAAACTAATGTGTCTTTTAGTGACCTTATTAAAGGTTACTCTACTGAACAATCTCTTTCAAACAAGGGTCGTGAACTTGGCGATGCGAGAAAAAGTCTTGAAGTAGAATATGAGAAAAGATTTTCTGAAATAAAAAATATGTCTCAAGCTTCTGCTGCATTATTATACAAAGATGAACAAGACTTGTCAAAAAAATATCATGATATTGAAGCTAAAATACAAAAAGCTAGAGATGATGGTGATACTTATGAAGTAGGAGAACTTAAAGATCAACGAGAACAAGCCCAAAAAGCTTATTGGGAAGCTCGTAGACAAAGAGAATCTCTTGCTCAATCTGTAGGAAAGAAAGCTCAAGAAGAACAACAGAAGCAATGGGATATCTTGATGAAACATTATCAAGAAACAATTCCTACTCTTATTCCTGACTATAGCGAAAAAGTTGTAAAAGACATTAGACAATTTGCTTTAGACGAAGGTATCAATGAATCAATAGTAGAAAGTATGATAGATCCTTCTATTGTTAAATTTGTAGATGATTATAGACGACTTAAAAATGGTATAACTAAAGGTGCTGCAAAAAGAAAAACAACTGTAGTTAAAAAAGTACCAGTTAAAAAGGCTAAATCTAAAAATCAAAAACAAATTGCTAAAGAAGAAGTCGTTAGACGAAAAGCTTTAACAGAAGGAGCATCCGAAGCTGATCAAATGAATTTTTTAAGACAACACGCAGAGCGATCATTAGGTAACAATTAATATATTTTACGGAGGTAAAGTAAAATGACACAATTATTAGGTGCTAGAGGCACTGGAGGACCACAAGGTCCAGCAAGAGGTACAGGTAAAGATGTATCCCAAAGAGAAGATCTTGCTAATTTTATAACAATGATTACTAGAGATGAGACACCTTTTACTGGCTCAATCGGTAAATCAAAATGTACTGCTATTTATCACGAATGGCAAACAGATACACTAGAAACTCCTGGAAATTCTAGAGTAGCTGAGGGTCAAGATTTCTTAGCTCCAGCTGCTTCTGCACAAGGGTCTGAAGATCCAAAGGTTGGTGCTAAATTTGCAAGAACTGGTCCATTTAGAACTCGACTAGGTAACTATACACAAATCAATGGTAAGACTATTGCTGTGTCTGGTACAAGAAGAGCTGTTGACCAAGCTGGTGTAGCTGATGAGTACGCTTATCAACTTAAAAAGCGTGGAACAGAACTACGAAGAGACGTTGAATTTGATATGGTTCACTCTTACAATGTATCTGCTGCTACAGGAGTATTTGATCCTACAAATACAAATACAGGTGCAAGATCTGCAGGTGGATACCAAGCTTTTATTAACTCAGCATCTACTTGTGGTTATGTAGGTCAATTTGAAGCTCCTTCAGCTTCAAGTTCTAATGCTGGTGTAGATGCAGATGGTACTGCTACTGTACGTACTCAAGTAACTGGAACAAATGCTGCTACTCGTGGAACTCTTGCACTTACAGACATTGATTCTGTTATGCAAAAAATCTATGAGCAAGGTGGTAAAGCTACTAAAGTAATGCTCTCACCAAAATTACGAAGAGACTTCTCTGACCTTATGGTTAGTGATACTGGTGTAGTTAGAAATATAGATGAAAAAGGAAAGCTGAGACAATCAGTTGACGTTTATATGTCTGATTTTGGTGACGTTATGGTAGTTCCAAACTATATTATGGGTCTGTCTAATTCACACGGATTCAAAGGAGATAATGGTACAGCTCAAACTGGTGCTGGAGAAGTAGATGTGGCTGATTTTGCTGCTCTTATTTACGATCCAATGTGGTTTGCTACTGCTTACTTAAGACCACTAACTGAAGTTGATGTAGGTCAACAAGGTGATTCAACCAAAGGTATGATGGTTGAAGAGTGTACTCTTGAAGTACGTAATCCATTAGGCTGTGGAGCAATCTACGGACTTAGCTAAAACTTAAAGGGGTAGTCCTAACTGGGCTGCCCCTATTTTTTTATGGAGAATAATATGGGAAAAAATAAATCACCAGCAATTAAAATTCAAAAACTTGATGCAGAATTAATGAAAAGAATGTCAACGGATAAAAAAAAATTATGACAAACGCATATGGTAAAAGAAGTAAATACTATAATAAAGGTGGTTACGTAATAACAGGAAGATAATTAACATAACGGAGGGAACAATGTACGTTATTAAAACAAATGCAGGGAATATATTTCCAGTAGAAAAATGTGTATATAAAATAGGACCAGCTACAGGTGGTGGTTATAAAATAACTCACTTAGAACTTATGAATGTCAGTGGAACTCCAGATCCAGCATTACAAGCTAATGATCTTACAGCTGCAACAGCTGGAGACTTATTAGGTTATATAGGCAAATCAGGTAGATTTACAGCTATAACAGAACCTGCTACTTAATAGGAAAGAGGACATGGCAAAAGAAAATGAATTTAAATTTCATAGTGCAACTATAAATCCAAAAGAAAGCATTAAAGCTGGATTTGATTTACAGACAGGTAATTGGGAAGCTATTCAAGATGTATCGCAGTATTTAAAAAATGCTCAATTAGATAGAGATAGAGAAGCATACTTTGGAAAACAAAATAAAAGTGGTTTTAGAAAGATGGCTACTATACCTGATATTGTAGCTATTAAAATTAAAGAAGATCACGGAATAGATTTACATTCAACTACATTTATGAGTGATAAAGATAAAATGAAAAAATTAAAGTATATATTACAAACAGAATATAAACATTTGCTTGTAAATACTTAGGGAGAGTAATATGACTACTACGCCTAAATATGAAGCTTTTGTAGATAAAATACAAAAATGGGCTAATAAAGATTTAACAGTTTTAACTGATGACATCGTTAAAGATTGTATGAAATATGCAGCTGATAATGTTTATAGAAGGCTTAGAGTTACAGCATTAGAACAAACAGTTACTTACTCTAAAACGCAATTAGAAGCAGCCACTACATCTTCAAATAATACGGCTTCAAGTAAAACAGAATTGACTATCCCTGCAGATCTTACTGAGTTTATTCAAGTAAGAGAAATAGATAACGATGGAAGAACTTGTCGTGTGTTTAATGAAAAAACAGATCTTAGAACTTTTAATGATGTTTATGCAGAAAAAACACAAGCATCTTATTGGTCAAGAGTAGGTAATGTACTCATTTATTCCCCAGGATTTAATTCAGGATTTACAGCTTTTACACCAACTAAAGCTGAACTACACTATTATAAAAGATTACCAGCATTAAATGCGTTGTATGATGTTACACCTGCAAACTTTACTGCAGGATATAATGTAACAGCAGATGGTACTACTTATTTATATAATGTAACAGCCTCTCCTCCTGTTAAATATGCTACACATGCAGAAGCAGTTACAGCAGATGCTGATAAAATAACTGGTACATTTCCTGCATCAGGTTCAGGTCATTCAAGTATTGAAGTAACATTTGCAGATGTTGCCACTGCTAATAAATGCGTATCAAATATGGAATTATCTGGAACAGGAATATCTTTAAATACTGTTACTGGTGCACCCCCTAAAATAAATACTGTAGCTAATGGTAGTACAACTAGTAAAAAGAATATTACTTTACAAAATGCAAATGAAGCCCAAACTTTTTCAGGGCAAACAGTTACTTTTTCAGCAACTACTAGCACTAAATATATAGGTACTGAAGTAGCCCATTGGTTAAGAGATGAAAATGAAAAGCTTTTATTATATGGATCACTTGCAGAATCTTTTTATTATTTACAAGATGATGAACAAGCTCAAAAATATAAACAATTATTTATGGAAGAAATGCTTCAATTAAATGATGAAGATAACAAAAGAGGAGCATCAGGTGGAAATATTCAAATAAACTTTAACGGAAGAGGGTTAATATAATGGCAGCTACAAGTGATACAACTGGCTTTAGTCATGCAACACCAGCTACCCCTGATACTTCAAGTTTAACTGGTGCTACATCTAGTAATTCACAAGGAAGTTTATTTTCAGCTACTACTTCAGGTTTACAAACTTTAGATGTAATAATTACTAATATACTTTCAGATAATAAAAAAATAGCTTTTGAACCTTATAATAATCAATTTACTTTATCAGATGGAATTACAGGATATTCAGCATTACACTATGCTAACAGATTAGAAATATTAGGATTAGATGGTT